GGCGCGCGCAGATATCTGCCGCGACCTCGATCCAATTTCGTTCCTCGGATTTTCCCGTGTTAAGAGGGGGATCTATGGGTAGATTCCCCTCCGCCGGTGATGGATGAGTCATTGCATCTAAGAGGACCGGACCTCCGTATGCGGTCGATTGTTCCAAATCTGTCTTAGACAGATCTGGTGCCTGGGCAACCGGGTTTGCCTTTGTATAGGCAGCCAATGCGATCGATAAACGCGATTTGGCCCTCTTCCCCTGGTTCGTTGGCCCTAGTAGGGCCGAGATCAGGGGCGACTCTCCGTAATGTCGGAGGCATAGCTCTTCAATTCGAGCTACTGGGATCGATACAGCATCTACGGTTGTATCGGGAGTACCTTCTCTTAAAGTAGTATTACTAAAGAGAGGTGCATACAGTGGGACCTGTATTGGTCCTGCTATCCACGGTAGGTTCCCAAGTTTGGTCCCATCATAGTCAACTCCCTCTATGTGAGGGATGATACTATTCTGGGGCCCTTTCACGCCTTGTGCCAGATCTTGGGCAGCGCCCGGCTCTCCGCTACTATAGTGGGGAGTCAGGATATGCTCAATCCGGCAAGGTAATTCCGAATTGATCTTGATCAGATGATCAAGTATGCCTTCGATGCACTTAAGTGCGTGCTCAGGCGTGGCTCCCCGCATATCGCGGGCCCATGAGCCACGCCCTGGGGACCCACCGGCCCACCAACCGAGGCCACCCGCTCCCCATGTGATCTTGTCTATATACGACTTGGTCTTAGCTGAAGACTCTTTCAGAGAGTCTGCCATATCCATTAGGGATCGTATACTGTCGGTGTCGAGCATAAGCTCGACCTGAGACTCGTGCCAAGCTATGGAAACAAGCTGGCGCCAACGTCTCAGAAGACTAAGACGACCCCGCTGAGCATGCTCAAGCTGATCGTAAAAGATCAGCAGCAGCTGTACGCAGAAGTCAGGAGTCAAGCGGCCGAAGGTCTGAACTGGTTTCAGGACGTGAGTCCTTAACCAATCACTAATGACCTGGGTGTTGAGCGCTTTTGCTCTTCCAAGAGCAAGAGGGTTCAGCGCTACAAGGCTTAATGCACTGATAACTCCGTGCGGCGTCGGGGCTTGAAGCTCCGACTGCAACGCAGTCCATACAGATGGACTCACCATGTTCCGAAGAACAGTG